ATGGTTATCACACCGGGTATCATCAGAAGCTTACACCCTTCAGTTACTACAAAAGTAATTGATATGGTTGAAGATAGACAAGATTGTTTCTATATCGCTGACTTTACCGAAATTGGAGCATCTATTTCTGAAGTAACAGCGCAAGCAAATTCAGTAGATTCTAACTATGTTGGAACTTACTATCCTTGGGTTAAAACAATTGACACAAACACTAATAAGATATTATCAGTACCTCCTTCAGTATTACTGCCGGCTGTATTCGCTAGTAACGATAGATTAGCAGCAGAATGGTTTGCACCTGCTGGTTTAAATAGAGGTGGTATCACTGGAGCAATAAGTGTATTAAATAGATTAACACACGCTGAAAGAGATACTCTTTATGAAAACAAAGTAAACCCAATCGCTTCTTTCCCTGGACAAGGTATCGTAGCATTCGGACAAAAAACATTACAAGATAAGGCTTCAGCATTAGATAGAATCAATGTAAGAAGATTATTAATTGTATTGAAGAAGTTTATCGCATCTACATCTCGTTATTTAGTATTCGAACAAAATACTGCAACAACTAGACAAAGATTCTTAAACACTGTTAATCCATACTTAGAGGCTGTACAGCAAAGACAAGGTTTGTACGCATTCAAAGTTGTAATGGATGAAAGTAACAATACACCGGATGTGATTGATAGAAACATATTGGCTGGACAAATTTTCTTACAACCTGCTAAGACGGCGGAATTTATCGTAATAGATTTCAACATCTTACCAACTGGAGCAAGTTTCTCAGCATAATATGAAAATAAACAAAATTAATATTTATTAATACAAATAAAAGGAATACAAAATGGCAGAAATATTAGAATTCGATAAAATGTTCTATACGAACTTCGAACCAAAGATGAAGAATCGCTATGTAATGGAAATTGATGGCATTCAGTCTTACTTAGTTAAAGCAGCAGCTAGACCTACAATTCAATTTGAGGTAATAACTTTAGACCATATCAACGTAAAAAGAAAGTTGAAAGGTAAAGGTGAATGGCAAGATATAACAATCACATTGTTTGACCCAATTGTACCTTCTGGGGCACAATCGGTAATGGAGTGGATTCGTTTATCACATGAATCTATCACTGGTAGAGATGGATATGCAGATTTCTATAAAAAAGATTTAGATTTCTATATGTTAGGACCAGTTGGTGATAAGATTGAGCAGTGGAAAATTAAAGGAGCATTCATCTCCCAAGCAAACTTTGGAGATGTATCATTCGATTCTAACGAACCTGCAACAATTGAATTAACATTATCTTACGATTACGCAATTCTTGAATTCTAATCTAAGACTAATAATAAAATTAAAGGGATATCATTCAGTTGGTATCCCTTTTTTATTTCCAATTTTTTAAAATCTATGTATTTATATATACAAACTTAAAAACAATTAATGTTATGGCAGAAATGGCAAATGTGGAAAATTTACAATCACAACCTGTAAGTGCACCACCAAAAAGAGAATTTGAATTCCCAACGGAAACAATTGAATTACCTTCTCAAGGATTAGTTTATCCTGAAGGACACCCACTAAGAAAAGGTAGTGTAGAATTAAAATATATGACAGCTAGAGAGGAAGATATCCTTGCATCTCAAAACCTTATCAAAAAAGGAGTTGTTTTGGATAGATTATTTGAATCGGTTGTTGTTGAGCCAGGTATAAATTGTGAAGATATTTATACTGGAGATAAAAACGCAATTCTTTTAGCAACTCGTATTTTAGGATATGGAGCTGACTATGCAGTTGAAATTACTGACCCTTTTAGTGGAGAAAAACAAGAAGTAACTATTGATTTATCTGCAATCCAAACCAAAGAAGTTGATTTTTCTAAATTAAATAGTAAAAATAGATATGAATTTACACTACCTTCAAATGGTAAAAACATTGAATTTAAATTATTAACGCATAAAGATGAAGTTGATATTGCAAAAGAAATTCAAGCACTAGAAAGATTAAATAAAAATTCAGCATTAGCATCCGATGTTACAACTAGATTTAGATATATGATTACTGCGGTTGATGGTAATTCTGATAGAGGTTTCATCAATAGATGGGTACAAAATAATTTCTTAGCTAGAGATACAAAAGCATTTAGAACATATGTTAAGGATATTAGTCCTGATATGGATATGAGATTTGTATTTACATCAGAAATAACAGGTGAATCGGAGGCGCTAGATATCCCATTTGGGATAAACTTTTTTTACCCTACCAACTAATTACAAAGTACAACTCCATACTCAAATTTGGGAAATGGTACATTATGGTAATGGGTTTACTTGGTCTGATGTTTATTTTATGCCAATACATCTTAGAAACTTTTATTTTAAACAATTAGTTGATTTTAAGAAAAAAGAAGCAGAGGAGAATAAAAAAGCACAATCAAAAGCAAGAATACCAAAAGTGAGGACACGATAATCCTCACTTTTTTATTATACAATATTTATACAATATAAATGTGAATTACCATGTCAACTAACAAAAAACAAATAAAAGAAGGTATATTTGATGCTGCAGATAGATTTGTAGCTAACTTCTTTGATAACTTAAGTAAAGGAGCAGCTGATACTATTATAAAGAAGGCTGAAAAAGCAAAATTACCTCCTGATGCAATCGCACATATGAAGAAGATGGAAAAGGATGCAATTGAATTTAGAAAATTCATGAAAGATTTGTAAATCAATTATAAGTGGCAGATAGCATATTACAATTTAATGATGATTCTACTAAAAATGTATCCGATAGAATACGTTTGATGAAAGAAGCTGTCAAAATAGCAAGACAGCAAGAAACACTCACGGATGCAGAATTAGCAAAATTAAGACAAATTGAAGCGTTAGAAGTAAAACTTTTGAATTATCAAAAGAAAAAATTAGAAAACGCAAGAACCTACGATAAAAAACAATTATCGATGGTGGCATCATCTGCCGGAGAATTAGCAAATTTAGAATCAATAAGTGATATTTACAGAAACTTAACTAGTGCACAATCACTAAGTTTGAGAATGGGAACTTTATCTTTAAAGTCCTCACTAGCTGCTGAAAATGCAGATGCATCCAAATATGAATTGGTAGAAGGTATATTAGGTGAAACGGCTAAATTAAATAACTTACAACAAAAGTTGGCAGAAACCGGCCCAGAAGATGTAGAGGCACAAAAATCTATAAGAGCTCAATATGATGCACAAGTTGATGCAATTAGACAGCGTGTGGCTGAAGCAAGGGCTAGTGGAGATTTAACTGCTGACCAGGTAACACATTTTGATAAAATAATAGAGAGACAGGCTAAAAATTTAAGTATAGCAGAGCAATATGCAACAGTTAGTAGTAAATCTAAAGAAATAGTACAAGGACAGATTGATGCATATAAAGCAGTTGAAAAAACCATAAGAGGTATTATTGGAACTGCTAAACTATTGTTTAGTAGTTGGAGAGGATTTGTGGGAGGTACACTTATAGCTGCTGGTATGGCTGCTGAAAAATTAGGAGCAACTGTTAGAGCAATGGGTGGCTATATGGGAGGGGTTACATTTTCAACCACAGCATTGGGATTGGTATTTAAGGATGCACAGGGTGTTGCTGAAGGATTAAATGCTGAGTTGGGTGGTATGAGTGATGTAACATTCCAAACTCAACTCAATACCAACTTAATGGCTACTAATATGGGTATTAGTGGACAGGAAGCAGCTTCATTGACTGGTAACTTTGCTAGATTGAATGGCAACTCTACATCAATAGCCGCTGATATGGCTGAGAGTACAAAGCAATTAGCAAAATCAAAGGGAGTAATGCCATCCGCTGTAATGAAAGATGTTGCTAAATCATCAAAAGCATTTGCTGAATATGGTAAAGATGGTGGAAAAAATATAGCTGAAGCAGCTGTTGCGGCAGCAAGGTTAGGCGTTAATATGGATAGTCTTACCAAAGTTGCAGACCATTTATTAGATTTTGAATCATCTATCACAGATGAATTAGAATTAGGCGCAATGTTGGGAAGAAATATAAATCTTAACAATGCTAGAGATTTAGCATATAGAGGACAGATTGGAGCAGCTGTAAAAGACGCATTACATCAATTAGGTGGTATTGATGCATATAATAAAATGGATGTTTTTCAAAAACGTCAAGCAGCAAAAGCATTAGGATTATCAACGGAAGAACTTGACAAAATGGTTAAGAATCAGGATAAACTTAATGATGATGGTACGTTGCAACTTACTACATTTGAGAGTTGGTCACAATCATTAACAGCATTTGCAACCGGCCCACTTGGTAGTGTATTGAAAACAATGGGTGGTTTAGTTTTATCTGGTGCACAATTTGGTGGAGCTCTTGCACAAATGGGATTCAATATTGGAGGAATGGTTA